GTATGTTAAATAAATTAACTAACAACAAACAAGGAGAGAGAAACATGAGTACAAAAAACATAAAACAATTCATTAAAGAACATAATGAATTTCCACTTAATAAAAAAATATCAGAACCTTTAGATAGCAAAGGTGCTAAAATAATAATTGATGTAATTAATAGTTACCATGATGAGCCAGGACATAATTTAGCTGATATGGAAGAAAACTATGTTGGAGTAGATATTCCTTTAGTTTTAAGAACTAGAAAATTTTATCAAGAAACAAAAGCAGAAGTACTTGCTTTAGGTTTTAAAGACCATTGGGAAAATTTTTCATACAGAAGTTTTGGTTTAAGAGAAAAAGGGAGAGCATAATGAAAAAAATAGGAATAAGTAAATTATTTGATGCGATTAGTTTAAATTTTGAAATTGCAAAAACTGTACTATATGGAAGTTTTGTACAAGATTCTGCTTTTAGAAAATTTATTAATTCAAATCTAAATACACACCCTGATGATGTGTGTAATTATCTTTCTAAAAATAATAAATATTTTATGATTGATTTTTATAGAACATCTAAGTTTAAATTTAAGGAGAGTAAATAATGAGAATACCAAATAACTCAAATTTTAGTAGAGAGATTGCTAAAAGATTTGAAACAATTTTCCACCGAGAAATGAGTCTTGGTGGCTTACAAGATTTACAGGAACAGTTAGATTTAATTAACCCTGTAGATACTCATTTGTTAAATCAAGTGAGTCAACTAAAGGAAAAAGCAAATGGACAAGAAACTTCCAAAGTTGCAAATGCAGTACGACAAGTTCATAACGAAAGAAAAGGATTTGTTGCAGAAACTGTTAGCGATAAAGGAAAAGAAAAAAGTTACAGCTTGGAAACTACATCAAATTAAATACCATCAAGTAACTTTATAGAGAGGATAAAAACGATATGAAAAAAACAATACTTTTATGTGGGCTACTTGCCACCCTATTACAAGCCTGTACCTATCGACCAATTATTGATAGTTCAGGAAGATCAGGAACATTTAATGAAGATAAAGCTAGAGAAATAACTAACGATACTCAACATTGTAAAACAATAGCCAGAGAAAATTCTACTTTTGTAGGTAATATTTTATTTTGGTCAGTGAGTCCAACTTTGGACACAAAGTATGAGTCTATTATGAGAAAATGTCTATCACTTCGAGGACACGCAATTTTAAACTAAAGGAGAAAACATGAACAAAAACAATACAGTAGAAGAAATTAATATCTCAATTCATAATCTATTAGAAGAATGGAATATTAGTAGAGAACATAACGACAAGATTGTAACTCAAGTTATAGGTCTACAATTAAGGAAGATAAGATTGGTTAATAAGATGACCCAAACTAGAGTTGCTAAAGCAATTAGAGTTACATTTCAACAGATTCAAAAATACGAAAAAGGCCAGAATCTTTGTAATCCGATAAATCTATTAGCTTTGTCAGAATACTTTAATGTAACATTTGACTATTTTGTAAAACCAATTATCAATAAAGAGCTTACATTATTAACAAAAAGGAGAGAGAATGTATATCCATTTAAACAAGACTATAACGTGGCAAGATAAACGTATTAAGGCCATGAATAGAATAATTAAGAAAAATAATTTTAAAACAGAACACTTTATAGAAGAATATAATAGGGTGTGTGTTTCAAAAGCTAAAAACAAACAACAATATAAGGGAGAGAATAATGGCAATACATAAGCTAGAACATGGTCATACGATTGAGTTCAATGAAGAAAAGCACGTCTATATTCATAACAACGAATATGTAGTTGGAATGAGTACACTACTTGGAAAGTTAGCGAGTCCAATGTTAGAGAATTGGAAGATTAGCCAACAAGTTAATTCTATCAAAACTGAAATGGAACGTGAGGGTATTCCAATCGACCAAATACAGAAGATAGTTACTAATGCTAAATCTAATGCAAAAAAGTCAGGAGATAATATTTTAAATATTGGCTCTATGGTTCATAAGTTTTGCGAGATGTGGCTTAAAGGCGAGAAATTTACTGACCCAAGCGACCCTGTAATATTAAGTTGCTTTGAGAAGTTTAAAAGGTTTTGGACAAAACATAATCTAAAAGTTATTGAGTCCGAAAAGGTTTTATACTCTGAACGTGGATTTTGTGGAACTTTAGATTTAATAGCTAAAGATTCACAGAATAATCTATGGCTCATAGATATAAAAACTTCTAAAGGTTTGTTTCTAAATATGGTGCATCAACTACATGGATATAAGTTGGCCTATGAAGAACAAACAGGAAAGAAGATCAATAAGATGTATATAGTTAGACTCCCTAAAGATAGTGGAGATTTCGAGGCTAGACATATCTTATACAAAAAGGAACACTTAAAAGCATTTCTTGGATTGTTGAGTTGTCATAAATCCGAGTTAATGTTCAATGAAAGTGTTAGGAAATACAATCAACTAAAAAAAGGTAAAATAAATGTACGAAAAAAATAAATTCGATAAACCTTTCTGTGGGTTACAAATGAGATTATTCCCTACAGGAAACCAAAGCCCAAAATATGAGTATTCTGGAGAAGCAAGTAAGGTTAAATTTACTTGTAGCTTAACCAAAAGAAAATATGGTTTATCACAAGTTAATGATTGGTTTAATACACCAGAAGTTCAGGAATATACTAAAGCTGGTTATGTTTTAAAGTATATGACTAAAACACAGGAAATGCAGAATCCACCACAATATGCTAAAGGTAATCTTGAACAGATACTTTGTTTGGTTATGATTAAACCTTATAAGCCTCAAGCTAATGTAGATGGATTTAAGCCTGTTGGCCAAACTATGCCACAGTATAAACCTCAACCAATGACAGAGGCTCAACCATCAGCACCAGATAATGCTATGCCTGTTGATAAGATGTCAGATATGGACGACGAGATTCCATTTTAATTATGTCTAACGATTTATTTATTAGCGAGATTAACAAACTAAAACGTGATCTCGCTTTTAAACAAGAAGAATTACAAGCTATGTATTTAGAAAATAGAAACTTACATAAAAAGATAGATATGTTAGAAAAAGAAAATCATAGCTTTAAACAACAAATAAAACAATTAGAACAAGAAGCAGAGGAGATGTTATTATACCCATGATTATATTCGGAAAAAGTAAGACAGATTGGAAAGTGTTAGAATTACATTATAGACGAGAATGGATTTGCTTTGTAGTAGGCTTTGTATTAGGAGTGATATTGATATGAGTTTAAGTTTTAAATCTTATGAAGAACTAGAAAGAGCATCAGAAAGATGGGCTGATTGGCATAAGAAAGTAATTGTATTAGATGAGGGTCGTAAAGCAACTTATTCTAAACTCTTTCTTAAATATAAGCTAGATACTAAAACTGTTATAGAGGCTGAACATAAGGCCAGAACAGATGCAGAGTATAAAGAAGTTGTAAAAAATTATGCTGATGCAGAAGAAGAATTAATTAAAGCTAGATACCATTATAATAATTTAGATAAGTATGTGAGTCTAAAACAATCAGAGTTAAAACGTGATTTAGCTTTGGTAGGAAAAGTTTAAATGAATTCTACTAACGATATAAAGATTTGCTCCCTACATATGTGTTTAGTAGATAGAGTGGTCAGGGAGACTTGGCCACTTGTTAATAGAATTTTAGGTGTTTTTAATTATGGTTTATATAAACGGCCATAACTATCTTTGAACCTAAAATAGCTAGGGTAGTTTTGCTCTCTCTTTACTGCCCTAGTTTTTAGTAAAATCAAATTGTTTTATATCTGTATTTTTGTGAATTTGTTTATAAGTGTATTCGTAATTAATTAAATCAACATCACTTCTTCTTTTTATTTCTTCGACCATTTCATTAACTTTAGAAAAGTATGGATAAGTATCTATAAATCTAAAGCTAACATAACTACCATAAGGATTGTTGCTTGTTTCTAATTGTAGTTCTAAATCTGTGATTACAGCATCAACTTTTAATTTGTCCATTTGAACATGATACTACTTCTTACGCATGATGTCAGCACCCTTTAATCCATAGATCGCAGAAACTACACCAATAAAAATAGCTTGATACCAATAAGGTAAATCTTTAAAGTACTGAAAAAATAAATCTAATTTATTACGTATGTCAGGGTCGTCAGAGAAAACAGAGTAACCCAATATAAGAATAGGCAAAGATACGAGAACCAAGACAAATTCATCTTTCCAACCATTGTCATTACTCTCAATAATTTTTGCTTTATATTCAATTTCGCCTTTCGCCATTTGCTCTGCGTGGTGCATTTGAGCATCTGACATTAACTGTTTTGTTCGTTGTTTATTTTGGTAAATCTTAGCTCCTGTCTTTACACCCAACGATAATAAATTCAACCACATTTTAATTCCTTTGCTAATTCACAATAATGAATTATTTTATCATATCTTTCTTTAGGATTCTCGCCTTTTTTATTTCTCACTGCATATTTAACTATATTGCCATCTATGAAGTCTAAATTATGCGATACAATGAGTTCTATTGGCTGTATTTTACCTTTATAATGGTTGCCACCTATTTGCTT